GGAGGCTACAAAAATTGTTAAACATCACATATCACGTCCATCATCTAATTTCCACTCTGCGATCTTTCAGTATTACCTTGAAGCAGGAGCTTTTGGGACTGGCATCGTCTTTGTTGAAGACATTCCTGGTATTGGGCCTCGTTATCGGAACTTTCCTCTTTCTGATTGTGTGTTGGCTGCTGGTGGAGAAATGGAAATTGACACGGTATATCGCCTCTACAAACAAACTGCAAAAGATTTAGTAAGTAGGTATCCTATTGAAAGTTTACCAGAAGATATTGTCAAAAAGGGATTTGGCGATAAGATGCTAGAGGATGAAGATGTTGTACATCTAGTAACTCCATCATGGACACTATTGGAGTTCTTAGGGGAAAAATGGGATAAGCCATATGTAGCTATTACTTATCTGAAAGATAAAAAACATGTCATACAGGTAGGTGGTTATGATGAAATGCCGTACATATGTGCAAGATGGGAGAGATCAGATCGTGAAATCTATGGTCGTGGCCCTGCGTGGGAAGTCCTACCTGATATGCGATTAATGAATGAAGTAGAAAAAGTCTACCTCAAAGGTGTACAAAAGGCTATCGCACCACCAATGTTTGTACCAGATTCAGGTTTACTTGATCCTTTAGACACAACTCCTGATGCAATTAACTACTATAATGTAGGTATTGGTGGAAAAGATATGATATTTCCTGCTCCTAACGCTGGTAAAGTTGAATATGCACAGGAATTAAGTGCAAAACTTATAGGATCTATAAAAGAAGGTTTTTTCCTTGATGTTTTAGAACTACCAGGCCCAACTGCACCAGATGGTGATGTAATGCGTTTTAGTGCAACAGAAGTATCTGTACGAATGAGACAAAGAATGCCTGTTCTTGGGCCTTTACTTGCTAGGCAAGAGACGGAATTCCTTGATCCTTTAATTAGACGTACAGTAAATATCTTAATGCGCTCTATGATGCTTGGTCCACCACCAGATATTCTTGAAAATGTAGGATATAGAATTGAATACCTGAACCCTATTTCAATCTCACTGCGTAGCGGAGAAGTTAATTCAATGGTTCAGTTATTTGAAATGATTATGCCACTGGCACAAATTGATCAAACTATTCCTATGTACTTTGATACTCAGAAGATACTTAAAAATACAGCTGAAGTATTACAAGTACCTCCATCTAATCTTAGGTCAGAAGAAGAAGTCCAAGAGATTATACAAAAACAACAGCAACAGCAACAGATTGCTGCAGAACAACAACAAGCTCAAGTAATGGCACAAGTAGATGAAAGTCAGGCTAATGCAGAAGCTAAACGATCACAAGCTAGAGCAGCATGAACTTTCCATTAACTGAAAGAAAAAAAGAAGCAGAATTATTTCGTAATGTATTTGGTAGCGAAGAAGGTAAAAAACTTCTTGCAATACTTGCTAAAAATTTTCATGTTTATAAGACAGTACAAACTCCTGATCCTTATATCTCCACCTATCAAGAAGGTCAAAGATCAGTAGTTATAAAAATAATGGAGATAATAAACACAGATCTAGATGCTCTAAAAAGGCGTATGGATCAAATCGAAGCTGAACGTCTAAAAAGGAGACAGTAATGGAAGACATGACTACTGAAACAACCCCTGATGACTCAGGACAAGTTGCTTCTGGAGTAGATGTAGGAACACCGCAAGCATCTCACTTTGATAGAATGCAATTTGATCCTGCATCATTGCCTGATAACTTGAGAAATGAACCAAGTCTTCAGACATTCTCAACTGTAGATAACTTAGCAAAGTCTTATGTTAATGCAGTTAAAAAAATAGGTGGAAATCCTGACCATCTTGTACAAATACCACAAGAAGGAGAGTCGAGGGACAATTTCTACAACATGATCGGTAGACCAGAAACACCTGAAGGTTACGATTTTGGTGAGGATGACGGAAAGTTAGACTTTTTCCGAAATGCAACTCATGAAATCGGTCTTACTCAAGATCAAGCAGCAAACATGCTCCAACTTTATGCTGCTGTCGAAGAAGAGCAAACCAAAGCATCTGACAAGCAGAATGCAGATTTTGCAGTCGAAAGTCAGATCAATCTCAAACGAGAGTGGGGAACTAACTACGATAGTCACATAGATATGGCACAACGTGCGTTTGCGCAATTTGCATCACCTGAGTTTAGTAAATTAATGGATGAAACTGGTTTAGGTAATCATCCTGAGTTACTAAAAGCGTTCTCTAAAGTAGGACAAATGTTAGGTGATGACCAATTAATAGTTGGATCTGGTATTGGAGGGCAACAGAGAAGTCCACAACAGGCAAAGGAGGAGATTGAGAGTCTTTATCGTGATAAAGAATTCTCCAAGTCTTACCTGGACAGAACTGATGCAAACCATAAAGCAGCATCCAGTAAAATGGATAAGTTGTTTAGAACTGCTTATCCTAATAGATAACTTAGGCCAAATAAGAGATTTAAAAGAAGATAATCTTATGACCTTCTAATAAATTATCTGCGACCCAGTAGGATAATCGCTAGGCTATTGAACCTTTTTTTAACTTTATAGGAAACAATATGCCAACATTTAGTGATATCGAAACCAGTTACGTCCAGCGTTATGCGCAGGATGTACAGCATATGTTGCAGCAAAAGACCACTCGGTTGAGAAACCTTGTAAGCCAGAAACTTGATTGTTCTGGTATTGCAGAGTTTATTGATCGGATCGGTGGTGTAACTGCTGAAAACAAGAATGCTCGTTTCGCAGATTCTCCTGTTCAAGCCATCGCTCATCAGCGCAGGAGAGTAACAGCACGACCTTATCATGCTGGCTTCTTTGTAGAAGGATTTGATCAACGTCGTATGAATTACGATGTTTTTCAGCCGTATGCAGAAGCAACCAGTATGGCAATGGCTCGTAAAATGGATGAGATCATCGTTGATGCTGCTTTCGGATCAGCTTATCAGTCTGAAAGTGGAGCAATGGATGGAGCAACAGAAGTCGTATGGTCAACATCAAGTACCGAAACAACTCTCTCTGGTAAAACTATTGGAGATCAGTTTATCGCTGTTGATTTTGCCTATGGCTCTGCACCAAATGCAAATACTAAAGGTATGGTAAATGCTGGAGGTGACTATACTCTATCTATTGACAAACTTCTTCGTGCAAGACGAATACTTGCTCAGAACGAAGCGGATCAATACGATGAGGGCGGGAATCCGTTATATGTATGTGTATGTTCTCAGTCACAGATAGAAGCTCTGCTTCATTCTTCGGCTATCCAGAGTATAGACTACAATAACATTCGTGCATTAGTAGAAGGTGAAACAAACTTCTTTGCAGGATTCCAATTCATCAAGTATGAGAGTCTTCCAACAAATGTAACCATGACAGGCGGTGATACAGGTGAGCAAGTGCTTGCTTTTCATCCTGCAGGTCTATCGTTATGTGTATGGATGGACCCAATTACTAAAATTGAACCCCGAGCAGATAAAAGTTTTACTCCGTATGCATATTTTGAAATGGATATGGGTGCAACTAGAGTCTGGGAGGAAATGGTTGTTCAAATTGATTGCCTCAAAATGTCCTAATTTATTAGGTTGAGTCCTTTCAGATGAACGCTTAACTTTAATTAAATAAGGAGTTAATATGGCAAGTTTATATGCTGTCGATTATAAGGCGAATGAAGTAACTCTACCTATGAAGATGAGCGATGCTCATTCTAAAGGTGGAAGATACCGTGTACTTCATGATTCTTATGTAACTGTAGCAACCCCTGCAACTGGTGATGTAATTACCTTCGGGCGATTACCTGCTCAGTCTAGAGTATGGGAAGCAACAGTAACAACAAGTGCAACTAACCATGCAACAGGTACACTCGCATTAAAATGTGGCTCAGTTGCCATTAATATGGGTGGAACTGCTGCTCCTACGTATCCTAGTGGTACACGGAACAGAAGTTTTGAGCATGGGCAAACTGCTGCTACTGTAACTGAAGCACCTCTAGTTCTTGCAAGTGGTGGTCTTGTCACTTTGACAAGTGCTGGCGCTGCAAGTGCTGTTGGTATTACAATTACAGTAAGTATTAAGTACACAATCGACTAACCATAATGGGGGTGTAGGCAACTATGCCCCCTTTTTAAAGAGGAAATATGAATAGAGTTAGTATTGCAAATTTAGCGTTATCTAATCTTGGTGAAGCACCAATACAGAATTTAACGGATGATAATGCACGAGCTAGGATATGTAATGCAAGAATAGATGATGTAATTCGAGGATCTTTAAGAATGCATGATTGGAATTCTGCGATGAAGCGTATTGCATTAACAAGTATAGGTGAGCCTCTTTTTGGCTTTAATAAAACATTCCAGCTACCAACTGATTTCATTAAAATTATAGAGGTTTGGCCTGTATCAAGATTTAGGATACAGGGAGATACTTTATTATCAAATGAAGAAACAATTAACATATTATATATAGCAGAACCAACAGATGTTAATACATTAGATGTTTTGCTAGGTGAAGCAATAGCATTGAAACTTGCAGTTGAGGTTTCAGAAACTTTAACTGGTAAAGATGGCCTTAAAGAAAGAATGATGCAAAAATGGGTTATGGCATTACAAGAAGCGCGATCTGCTAATTCTAAAGATAAAACACCAGAGCATAGAGAAGATTCTACATTCTGGAATGCTCGCAGGAGAGAAACTACACCAGTACATCGTACATTTAATTACCCAAAAACTGGTAATGCAGTATCTAATAACTTTACACCTCCAGCTTCTTAATGCCGACATTTGAATTCCTTCAAGCCAGGTTTACTGAGGGCGTATTAGCAAGAAGTCTTCATGGGCGTTCTCCTGAAGAGTTTTATTCTTATGGTCTAGAAGATGCTGAGAACATGATTCCTTTGATTGAGGGGCCTATGGTGAAGCGTCCTGGCACAATATATGTTGCTGAGGCACAATCTTCTGTATCTCGTCTCATACCTTTTTATAAAGGTGGTGTAGAAGCATATGTTCTCGAGATCGGATATGATCAGTCTGCAACTGATGACACTTTTGATTGTACCTTTACAAATACATCAACAACTGTTACAGCAACAGCTCTAAATGTAGCTAAAATAAGTATTGGTCAGCATTTATGGCAAAGTGAAGATGCAGATATGATGACAACAACTACAGCATATCCGTCATCTGATACAAGTGCAACTGTTGTTTCAATAGATTCAGATACTACATTTACAATTTCAGAAGCTGCTATAGGTACTGGAACTAAAGAGTGTACATTCAGTAACAAGCCTTATATCAAGATATTCTCTCAAGATAAACAACTTGGATTTGGAGGAGCTGTAACAACTCCATATGTAATTAAATCACATAGATGGTTTTCGACTACACATCCTACGGATACTACAAAAAGCGTAGATGAGATAGCAAAATTGTCATGGACTCAGAGTGGTGACGTACTATTTTTTACATGTCCTACACGGAAACCCTTCCTTTTATCTAGAACAATTGATTCTACTGTCTCCTTAGTTCGTGCTGAAGATAATTCTGTATGGACAATGAGTGATTATGTGCAAGAAGACGGTCCTTATGAAAATACGAATACTGATCCAGACAAATCTTTAGTTGCTCTAAATTCAGTTAATAGTAGTGTCGAAGTAGACGATGATATAGCCTTTTGTCAGTTTGACGTTGTTAATAATGTAATTGTACTTGCAAATCATGGTATGCAAGTTGGGCAAAAGATTAATTTATATGTAGATGCATTATCGGATAATGAGCAGATTATAATAAAGAATGGTACTGTTGATCCTGCTGATGGTGGTGATGTATGTTTAGGTGGTTACTATCCTGCTTATCATGTACTTGAATCTAATGCTGGAACATACTCAACTGGAGCAGCAGCACCAAATACAGGGGCTACTGATGGTATCCTACAACAAAACAATTATTATTATGTAGTATATGCAACTTCAGTTTCATTTCAAATATCTGATAAGCCAAATGGTGCTGCATTTGATATTGGGTACATAAATAAAGATGCAGGGACAGAATATGATGCTGGTCCTCCTATTGTTGATTATGTTGCTCCTATACCTGGTAATCAATTTACAGGGGAGGTAATGGTTAAGCGTAGGATCTATGAAAGAAATTCAATAATAAGTATAGATTCTAAATTCAGACACTCTACAAATCCTGATAGTTGGACAACTACGACTTCAACTCCAGGTCTTCCTTCAACTGGATATGGAGGACATTATTTTACGACAGATGATATAGGAAGACATATTAGATTGAATCCTATTGCAGATACTACTACAAGAAGAGGTGGTATAAGATGGGGTTGGGGAAATATAAGAAGTATAACAAGTGAATCACGAGTTACAGTAGAATTAGCTACAGACTTATCAGTATATGCAGATGATGGGTATAACAGTAGTGTTGGTGCAGGATCAAACGAATGGAGACTTGGTGCATTTAATGGTTATTGGGATTATCCAAATTTAAAACTTACAACTTCTAGCAATAAAGGTATAGACGCATTTACAGGGAATGGTTATCCAAAACTCTCACAGATATACCAGCAACGATTATGTTTTGCTGCAACAGCATTAGAACCATCAACTGTTTGGTTATCTCGTTCAGGTAATTTCTATAATTTTGCACCTACAGAATTAGGCGTACAGGACTCACCTTTAGTCTTAACATCAGGAGTAACAACAGAAGTAATTAGTTCTACTAATGGATTATACTTTACAATAGATTCTGATACTCTTGATGAAATATTGTGGTTACTTGATTCTAAACAACTTGCTCTAGGTACTTCTGCAGGAGTGTATTTTTTATATGGATCAGAAAATAATCTTACTGTTACACCGACACGTTTTACTATTAACAGAGAAACATCTTACTCTGCATCATCAGTTGAGCCAGTAATAGTATCCAATGTAGTTATATATCCACAGAGAGGAGGTCGTGAAATCCAGGAATTAGAATTCTCAGGATCAGAAGACCAATGGTTGCAGACTCGTATTTCAATGAAAGCATATGATATTATCTCAACCAGTAATATAACTAAGTTATCATGGCAAGAACGTCCTAATCCTATTATCTGGATGATTATGGATAATGGAAAATTACTCTCACTTAGTTATGATAGACAAGTAAAATTTAAAGCATGGTCAGTACATACATTCGGTGGAACTGATACTAAGGTTACTGATATAGCAATCATACCTCGTGATGACCATGACCAATTATGGTTACAAATAGAAAGAACTATTAATGGTAGTACAAAAACTTACATAGAACGCTTAAGTCGTTTTCCCTCAGAAAATGTTACAGACCGAAATGAATTAGTATTTTTAGATAGTGCAATTATACACAAAGCTGCAGATATTATAGGAGGAACACCTACAGTCAATGGTCTTCAAGAAGTATCTGCTTTAGTAAATGGTGCATCTCAAACAGGAACTTCTCTTACTGTTGATGGACTTACTGCTGTTCCAGCTATTGGGACAAAACTTACAATAGCAGGAGATACTACTGTATATGCAATAGCAGCTACTCCAGCAAGTACAATCACTTCATTAAAATTAGATCAAGCATTATCATCTGCACCTAGTGATAATTCAGTAATCTCTATCAAGTCACTTACTGTTCAAAATACTTTGGCGACAGCAGTTGCTCCTGCAATTGGGACAACATTTTATATAGGTTCAGATCCTACTTTATATACAACACTTACAGGAAGTACAGTCACATTATGGCATTTGAATCGGACATTAGTACTAACAGCAGCAGATGATGCAGTTATTGATGTTCGTTTAAATATATTAACAGCATCTCATTTAGAAGCTGAATCAGTAGGACTATGTACAAATGGAATGGAACATTCTACTAAAACTGTATCTAGTAGTACTTATAATGCGACTACAAATCCACATGTTACTTCTGTTACACTTGATCATTCAATTGCAACTACTGCAATATCAGGTTTATTTTATGACGCATCTATAACTACTCTTAGCCCTCCTACATTAGAAAATCAATATAATTGGAATAAGAGATTATTAACACTTACTGCATTGGTACAAGATAGTCTTGGAATTAGAATAGAATATAATGATCTTACAGAAGAATTGTTATTTAGATCTACTCAGGTGAACACAGGTGAACCTATTCCTTTGTTTAGTGGATTCAGGAAACAAACATTATCAGGTATAGGATGGAATACTCATAATGTTAAAATTAAAAGCATTAGTCCATTACCTATGCAAATAAACGGATTATCAATTGAACTTGAAACAGGGGGGCCATGAGTTACGTAGCAGCAGGGTTTGCAATATTAGATTTATATATGAAATCTATGGGTGCTGATGCAGGTAGAAATAAAGCTCTTGCAGAAGCAGATGAATTAGATCTGCAAGCATATGAAACGGATTTAACTAGAAAATTTAACTGGCAGCAAAGAAATAAGTAACTGCACAGTTAAAAAAACAAACTTTACAATCAGGTATGGATAGTGCTGCTATGGCAGGAGTAGCTGGTCATAAAGTGGCAGAAAATATAAAAGCTGAGGTTGGTAGCAGCGGTGTGGCACTCGGGGCAGGAACTCCTGTTGACGTACAAATCAATCAACATATTCAAAATGCTAACCAACAACTCGCAATTATGCAGAGTACAGACCAGAAATTAGATAATATTCATCAAAATGCTGTAGCTGTAAATGAAATGGCGGATTTTAAAGCTAATATGCGTATAAAACAATTACATAGAGCAGCGTCAGCAACTCGTAGTGGAGCAGATGCAGGGTTTTATGCTGGTATATTATCAGCATTTGCCTCATCAGCACAAACTTATACATCAGCTAATGGCCAATGGTCAACAGAAGGATTTAAAGATGATCCTAATTCTGGCTGGTATGATACTTGGAATAAACCATCACCCCCTTCTCCTCCCATATACAACTCCGTTCGCTAGCTTATGGCTGATTTACAAACAAAATCATTTCAAAGAGAAAGTACACCGATTTACAACAAAACAGCGGTACAGCACGAGTATCAAGAACCTGATATGACTGTTGGGCAAAGTTATAAGAATGAACAGGTCATATGGGAAGCTGCTAGTGGATTTACTAAAGAAATAGCAAAAATTGTAGGTAATATAGATAAAGAAAGGCAAAAAGGCATAGCGGATGATATTATCGACCAGATCCATACTGACAATCTTACCAACACTGTATTAATAGATAATGAATTACCTAAATTAGAATCATCTGCGTTAGATGCCACAGAAATGATGAATAAACTTGCATCAGAAGGTATTGAAACAGAAGGTGGAACTATTAAAATGGATTCATTAGAGTCTTATGAGGGGTATGAATTCTTAAGTCAAAGTGAAAAAAATAGAATAAAAAAACAATATAACCAATCAGAAATACTTACTAAGCAAAATGTTGTTCAGCAAATTTCTGCTTTATCTAGAGATCACACAAACAGGAGATTAGATAGATTAGGAATAAATACTAAGAATCTTATCTTAGGTAAATTAATAGATGGTCGTAATTATAAGAAAAAAGGCGAACTCGCTCCATATCTACAGGAATTTACTGATACCCAAGGCCCTGGTGACGGACCAGAGGGAATGGATATGAGACAATTTTGGGTAGGTCAAATACTAAAAGGGAATACAAATGTTCCTGGCGCACCCGAAGGAGGCTCAAGTATAAAGGATCTTGGTTCACCATCAGGCTTAAAAGATGACATAAAGACGGAAGTAGATAAAGCTCTTGATTTACATACTGAGAAAGTAGTAGATGCGTTAAATAATGATCATATCAAATATACGGATGTACAGGATAAAATAAATGAAGTAATGGAATTTACATTACTAGAAATGTTTCAAGGGGAATATTCTGCATTCCCTGAACAAGCAATAAAACGAGCTAATGAAGGTGGATATTCATATACACGAGACTTTGACATAAAAGGGATACCTAAGTCTACAATAAAATACCAACTAGATCCTGCGAAACTTAAGCCATATATTGATCGTCATAATAGAGAGTTTAAAGATAAACAAGACCCTATTGAGTATGCCAAAAGTTACAATAGTCTTAAAGAGCAACTTCAACGAGGTGAAAAAATAAATCCACTTACTTGGGCGAAAAAGGCTCAGAAGAATAAGAATTTGACATCAGCGAGTATTGGTACGCTCATGAGAATGATTAGTGATAGTAATATGGTAACTGTAAATAAAGCAGAAAATGATGATAAAGATTTAATATTGAAAGAAATCAAGCAAAATTTAATATTAAGACCTGAATCAATTTTTGATTTTGCTACTGAACAAAAAGATGGAACATTTAAAATTGATATGGATGCAGTATCAAATATTATAGAAGATCATACTGCAACTAAGACTGACTTTGCTTACGATAATAAAGGTAAAAGTAAAAAAACAAAAACCGTAACTGTAACTAAAGCGAAGGATCGTAGGGGCAGACATTTAATTACAGAGTCGATAATGCAAAGTTTTGTACTTGAACACATAGATGATACTCGTAAGCAAATGGTATCAAATTATGAAAATGTTAGAGTCAATCAGATTACTACTCAGTTAGGACGAGATAATAACTATGACGAATATGCTCTGTTTGAGAATGACAAACCAACGGCTAATGTTGATCGCTCTCGTATCAAGAATAGATGGGATCAAGACCGATACCTTAAAAGGATATTCCCATCATTTAAGGCATATGAGAATAAAGTATCTGAGATATTACGAAAAACTTTTGCTGCTGATGAAAAAGACAAAAAGACTATACCAAGAAATGCTCAATTAGGCACAGGGGCGAATATGACAGCTTTAAGAGCTGCTTTAAGGGGTCAAGCTAAAGAATTTGCTGAAAGTGTAAAAGCTAAAGCAATAAAAAATAAAGATTATTATAACCATAATCCAGTAGATGAATTATTGCAAAAAATAAGGGATAAAAATAATGACCAAAGTATTGAATGGTCAGATCATGAACCTGCACAGAGACTCATTAATGCTACTAAATCTAGTCTTAATAACTTATGGCAAATCTCTACGCAGCATCATGGCTGGACACTCGAAGGATTACGAGGGGAAATACATTCCTTATCCGCTGCTGAAAATAGTAATGGTCATAATAATATTACCTGGGATTATGCACAACAGGTAAGGGATGTATTACAAATTAGACTAAGTGAACTTACGAATGCGTATAGTGCAGCAAAATTAATACGAGGAGAAATTACTGGCAGTAGACTCTGGCATCAAAAATTTGGTGTAGATCGCAAGTTTGATCCTAAAGTCTTGGAAGGCAGAGTTTGTGATTATCTTAAGATTCCAAGCACTCAAAACATTATAATACCAGGGACATTAGAGAATACTCGTTCAGGCAGAAAATACATAGAAGGTAAACCTGGCCAAAAAGAAATGTTCGCTGATGCTGAAGCGAACGCTAGAGCAGGAAGAGACAATCAATTGAAAATGATAACTCCAACTGCAAGCAGTTTATTCCCTGCAAGCAATTCATACCCCTAACTAACTATGGCAGATACTTATTTTTCAGGTCCAACCCAAGATGATTTAGTAAATGATTTCAACGATCATGTATGGAACCCATCTATGCTTGATGGTGAAATAAATGAAGAAGCATTTGATCAACGGATGTTTGCATGGAGTTCCTTTTGGAAAGGTCAAGGGAAACATATTCCTGGATTATTTCATTTGAGAGGCTGGAGGGATAGTAGCATG